CCTTGCCCGCCTCGAGACGATGCGCGGCCTCCTGCCGGACCCCGTCCAGCCAGGTCTCGACCATGTCGGCGCGCTCGAGGACAGCGCCGAGCTGCGCGTTGGTCAGCCCGGCGGGCTCCGGCGGCGCTGGCCGGTTGGTCAGCGGGTCCGGGTCGACGACGACCTCGAACTGCTGCCGCGCGACGTCCAGCGCCTTGGACGCCAGCTCCGGGCAGGACCCGCGCGCCGGGCACCACCGGCAATGCTCGCCGGCGGACAGGTGCTGCCCGGGGAGGGCCGACGCGGCAAGTTCGATCGCCGGCGCGTAGGTCTCGCCGGCCCACATGAACAGGTCGATCACGCTGATCGCGAAACGACGCACGGCGCCGTCGGGGTGGGGGGCGCGCGGCTGGACAACGACGATCGAGACCGTGTCGATCTCGTGGTTGTCCAGCCTGCCCGTCAGCAGGCCCAGCGCGTAGACGAACATCTGGGGGTTGTCGACGACCTCGACGGCGTGGCCGGAGCCGTGCTTGTAGTCAGCGATCACCAGCCGGCGAGACGCGGGGAAGTAGGCCGCGCAGTCCAGGTGCCCGTAGACGTCGCCGGGGGGTTCACGGTGCAGCAGGCCGCGCCAGACCATGTCCAGCGAGACCTTCTGCTCGAGAGCCAGCCAGCCGCCCTCGGCCTCGGCGTCGATGCGGAGCTGCTCGGCAAACCGGACGTAGGTCTCGATCGCCTCGACCTGCTCGTCGTCAAACTCGACCTCTTCGCCGTCCGGCGCGACCCAGGTCTGCGCGCCGACCCTGGACAGGTCGACCGGCGCCAGGCACGGGCGCCCCGGGTCCAGCATCACCGCCTCCGCGGCGGCGTGCGCGGCCGATCCCTCGGCCGCGTGGAACCCGGCGCGGTCGGGGATGCCCGCAGACATCCTGACCGAACCGGGGCACGCCAGGATGCGCTTCGTCGCGCTGGGCGCGAACAGGGAATGCGCGCGTTCCATCATGCCACCTTCTTGGACAGCTCGGTGGCGTCGGCCAGCAGCTCGGCGTGCATGTCCGCCGGCACCTCCGCGAAGCGCGCGACGCCGTACTTGCGCTGGAGCTCCTTCACCAGGGCGGCGCCACCGGGGCGGCCGTAGGCGCGCTGGAGCAGCACGAGCGCCTTCTTCTGCTCCTCGCTCTCCTTCGCGGGCTCGGGCTGCGGCTCGGGCGCGCTCGGCTCGTCGCCGGCGTCGGCCAGCGGGTCGGCGCGGTCGGGGCGGTTCTCCTCGTCGCCGGACATGTCCTGCGACGGCGGCGCCTTGGGCTTGCGGCCGCGGCGCGGCTTCTCGGGGGACGGCTCGGCGGGCAGCGCGTTCGCGCCGCGGAGCGCGATCTCGGGGGGCGTCTCGGCGGGCATCGGCCCCTGGCTCGGCAGCGCGGGGACGCCGTGCATCCAGACCAGCGCCCGCATCTGGCGCTGGGCTTCCTCGGCGGTCTCGGCTTCGATGTGGATCGTGACAGGCATGGTCTTCTCTCCTCGGTTGGTCAGTCGTAGAGCTTGGCCGTCTCGGCGGCCTTGCGCCGGAAAGCGCGCATGACGCGCTGGTCCAGGGTGTCGGGCAGGAACAGGAACGTCGCGAGGACGCCGTTCTTCTGGCCCATGCGGTGAGCGCGGCTGATCGCCTGGTCGTTGTTGGCCGGCGTCCAGTCCGCCTCGACCATCACGACCTCGTGCGCCGCGGTCAGGGTGATCGCCGTGCCAGCCGCCTGGATCTGGCCCAGGAAGACGCGCACGTTGTCGCTCGACTGGAACGCCTCGACCGCCATCTCGCGTTCGCCAGCCGTGACGCTGCCGTCCACGCGAACCGGGGTGAACTCGACGAGCTCGCGCTCGAGGATGTCCAGGACGTCGCGGTGATGCGCGAACACGATGATCTTGTGGACACCGTTCTCGAGGCGGTCGCGCACCCATCGCGCCGCGGGCTTCGCCTTCAGCACGCCAAACGCGCGGCGCGCAGCGGCGGCGTTCGTCGCGTTGGCCCGAAGCAGCTCGATGAGCTGGTCTTCGTCCTCGGGCAGGACGACGTCCCCGGGCAGCATCGGCCCGAACACCGCTGCGCGCGTCTCCTCGTCGGCCGTCAGCTCGACCGGGTGGTCCACCACCTGGACGCTGGGCAGCTCGCGCAGGACGTCGCGCTTCATGCGACGCAGCAGGAACCCGCGGCACTTCTCGCGCAGGTCATCCTGGTTGCGCGACCCGGTGATCTGCCGCCCGTAGATCGTCTCGCGCACCTTGCAGTAGGCGTTCTCGAACGCGACGCGGGAGCGCAGGGCGCCGGGCAGCCGCTCGGGCACCAGCGCGGACAGGTGTGTCCAGATTTCGCCGGCGTGGTTGGGCGTCGGCGTGCCGGACATCGCCACGACTGCGTGCGTCACGCGGCCGACCAGCGACGCCCGGTCCTCGAAACCGCCGCAGCGCGCGCCGTAGACGAAACGCGTGCGCTTCGCCTCGGGGCTCTTCAGGTAGTGCGCCTCGTCCAGCCCCAGGAACGTCCATTGCTGCGCCATGATCCAGGCGCCGACGCCCTCGGTCACGACGGTGCTGTCGTAGGACGCGACGTAGAGCACGCGCGGCTCGGACAGCCGCGTGATCGTCGACTTGCCGATGACCTCGACGCGCCAGCCGGCGGGGAGCCACTTCGCGCCCTCGATGCGCCACGACACGCGCCCGATCGCGGGCGCAAGCACGAGCACCCGAACCGGGGCGTTGGTGCGGGTCTGCTTGTGGCTGGCGACGTAGGTCAGGAACTGCGCGCTTTTCCCAAGCCCGGGGTCGTCGGCCAGGAACGCTGCGCGGCGGCGGTGTTCCGTCAGGAACCGAACGCCATCGACCTGGTACGGGCGCAACTGCGCCGTTGATTGCGACATCTCGACCTCGACACGAAACACGGAACGGAAAGTTGGTCGGTGTAGGTTCGCTTCTAGGACACAACAGGACGACGGGTCAAGAGCCACATCGCGATCAGCGCGGCGTCGGCGCGGCCGTGGTCCTTGGCCCGCGCGAACAGTTGCGCTTGCGCGGGCCACAGCTCGATGCACCGGCGCCTCGCGTCGTCCTTGCCGGCGCGCAAGCGGAGATCGGTCTTCCACCTCGCCGGCTCGACGCGCGTGATCGACCAGCCCATCGCGGTCATCAGCCCCTGGACTTGGCCGAACGCCTCGCCGAACCTGAACGTGCTGGACACGCCCTGCTTGGGCATCGCCGAGACCTGCTCGACGGCAACGCTCACGGCGTCGCCGTAGGGCGCCCAGTTCCTGAACTCGGAGATCAGCGCGTGCATGTCCAGGTAGGTCCGCGTGCGGCCCGAGCTGCTCTTGCCGGACAGCACCGGGAAGTCACCGACGTGAACAAGCGCCGGGCAGAGCGGCGTCCCGAACGGCGCCGCGGGGTCAAGAACGGCGAACGCGCCGGACAACCCCGGGTCGACGCCGACGACGAACGATACGCGGCGCGTCACAGCAAGCCGACGCGGCGGAACCGCGCCTTCTCGTTCTGGATCGCGCGCTTGCCCGCTGAAGGCGAAAACGCGACGTGCTGGATGGGCACGCTTTTGTCCGGCGAGATGAACCGCACATGTCCTCCACCAGTTCGCTCGACCTTCCAGCCGAGCTGGATGGCTCTCTCAGCGATCTCGCGCAGGGCGGGGTGGAGCCCCGCAAGTTGCTTTGGCTTCGGCATCGTCTTCTCCTTCAGTTGGGTTTGTCGGTTGGGCTAGCCCGTCGCACGGTGTGGAGCGTCAGCGTCTCCGCGTCCTCGTCGAACCTGGCGACGAGATCGAAATGGCGCGTGTCGATGACGTCCTGGTAGTTCAGCACCACGGTCGCGCCGAACTTCTGCGTCATGGCTGAGATGACGCGCAGCATGAAATCCTCGCTCATCGCGCACCCGCCAACGCGTCAGCGTCCAGCTTCATCTCGGTCGCGACTTGTCCGCCGCACGCGGCGTAGCCGGCGGCGTCGCGCCAGTCGTCGATGTTGTGCTCGCCGGATTGCGTCCGTGCGATCTTGAGCAGCACCATCATCGCGCCGACGTCGGCGCCGGTGAGCTCGAGCGCGTCGAGGGTTCGCGGCGACACGCCTTCGCGCAGCCCGATCGACCTCATGTAGGCGTTCCACAGGCGCGCGATGTTCTCGAAGTTCGTGCGCTTGTCGCCGTGCGTGCGCTGCCGGTCCCCGGACACGAGGCCAGCAGTCTGGATCAGGAGTTCGCTTGCGTGCATCGTCAGTCCTCCAGCGGTGCAGGGCGCGGCGGCTCCGCGCGGATCTTCATCATCTCGTGGATGCCAACGCCGTCGCGCAGCAGGACGTAGACGATCGGCGCGAGCCAGTCGGCGGGGATCGACGCGCGAGCCTTCCACGCGTAGACGGTGGACAGCACAGGCAGGTGGAAGTTGGCTCTCGCCAGCATGTCCACGAGACGCTGCGGTCCACCCGCGCGCTTGAAGATTTCGTCGACGTCCCACTCGTACATCACGGGCGTTGCCATCAGCCTTGCTCCTCTTCGTTTTCGATCTCGGCCATCGAACGGCGCACCACCAGGATCGGCGTCGTCGGGCCGACATAGGCGCAGTCGATGTTGAAGCCGACGTGCTCTTCGGCGTCTTCCCAATCCATGCCGGCCTCGACCAGCAGCTCGACCATGCGGCCGCGGTCGTAGACGAGCACCTCGAGACGAGACGCGCCGCCGGACGGCGCCGGCCACCAGATCAACGCGCGGCCCAGAAGCGCGGCGTCGAAGCCGTCGAGCTTCAGGGGCTTGGGTTCGTCGTCGTTGGGCTCGTCCGCCATGCGTTGCCTCGTGCTGGTTTGCCGTGCGGCGTCGTGACACATAACAAACAACAGACGACTAATCAACTGTAGGTCTGCACGGCCCAACAACTTGACGAAACGCAGAACCGCGCGATAACGTCCGAGCGCGGCCAGAAGGGCCACCGAAACCAGGAGGGAAACCATGAGCGCAAGACCGAGAAGACTGCTTCCGCCAGCGGCGGGTCGCACGGGGGTGGAGCGGCTCGAGCTCCAGC